ACGTTGAAAAAAGAAACAGTAACGGACAAACTGCTTCTGGATTATATTCTTTGTTCATACCTATGGAATGGAATTACGAAGGATACATTGATTCTTACGGAATGCCTGTCTTCGATAAGCCAGAAAAACCAGTTAGCGACCCGTATGGAAGTCTTATTACGCAAGGGGTAATAAATTACTGGGAAAATGAAGTAGAAGGTTTAAAACAAGACCAAGACGGTCTAAATGAATTTTACAGACAGTTTCCTAGAACAGAACAGCACGCGTTTAGAGATGAAGCAAAAGAATCTTTATTTAACTTAACAAAAATATATCAGCAAATAGACCATAATGAATCTATGGCTTCTAGTTCATTAGTTACAAAGGGTAACTTTCAATGGGAGAATGGTATTGTAGATACGAAGGTTATATTTATGCCAAATAAAAATGGTAGGTTTTACATAAGTTGGATACCGCCTATAAGCTTGCAAAATAGAGTTGTAGTAAAGCACGGCATTAATTACCCTGGTAATGAGCATTGCGGCGCGTTTGGCTGTGATAGTTATGATATATCAGGAACAGTAGACAATAGAGGTTCTAATGGTGCTTTACATGGTTTAACTAAGTTTTCAATGGAAGACATACCTCCTAATTTATTCTTTTTAGAATACATAGCTAGGCCACAAACCGCTGAGATATTCTTTGAAGATGTACTTATGGCTTGTGTGTTTTATGGTATGCCTATATTGTGTGAAAACAATAAACCTAGATTACTATATCATTTTAAAAGAAGAGGCTACAGAGGGTTCTCAATGAATAGACCAGATAAAGTTTGGAATAAACTATCTATAACAGAAAAAGATATTGGCGGTATACCAAATTCCAGTGAAGATATAAAACAAGCTCACGCTGCTGCAATTGAAACGTATATAGAGGAATTAGTAGGAATATTAGGTGACGATGAGATGGGAGATATTGTATTTCAAAGAACATTAGAAGATTGGGCTAGGTTTAACATTAATAACAGAACCAGTCATGATGCTTCAATAAGCTCAGGCTTAGCAATAATGGCTTGTAATAAAAACAGATACGCACCAATAAATAAAGTGGTACTAAAAAATATAAATTTAGGATTTAAGAGATACGATAATACTGGAGAATTTTCAAAAATAATAAATAAATGAATGTAGGCACAAACCCAAATAGTGTATTTCCTAGCCAAGTAGTTAGTGATGCTGAAAAATCAAGCTTTGAGTATGGAGTCCAAGTTGGCAGTGCTATAGAGTCGGAGTGGTTTAAGCAAGGCGGTATGGGTAATAGGTTCTCACAGAACTATAATAATTTTCATACACTAAGGCTTTATGCTAGGGGTGAGCAGCCAGTGCAAAAGTACAAAGATGAGTTAGCAATTAATGGTGATTTATCTTACTTAAACTTAGACTGGCAGCCTGTTCCAGTTATATCTAAATTTGTAGATATAGTTGTTAATGGTATCACTGAAAAAGAATTTCAAATAAAAGCATACGCTCAAGATCCTGAATCTGTAAAGAAAAGAACAGATTATGCCGAGGCTATAATGCAAGATATGGTAGCCAAACAAGAGATTATGGCTATTGATTCTGCTATTGGCATTAACAGTTTTAACACTGATAGTCCAGAAAATCTTCCACAAACAAAAGAAGAGCTTTCTCTTCACATGCAATTAGACTATAAGCAGTCTATTGAGGTTGCTGAGGAAGAGGTTATAAATCAAGTATTAGCGCAGAATAAATTTGATCAAATACAAAAGCGATTTAACTATGATCTTGTTGTACTAGGAATAGGTGCTACTAAGACTACTTGGAATAAGGCAGAAGGCGTTGTTCTTGAATACTGTGATCCAGCTAGAATGGTTTATTCGTATACTGATGACCCTAATTTTGAAGATATATATTATGCTGGTGAGGCAGTTGCACTTACGATACCAGAATTAAAAAAGCAGTTTCCTAATATATCAAATGAAGAGCTAGAAAAAATTGAAAAAATGCCAGGTAACAGAGAGTATGTTACTGGTTGGAATGCTTATGATAAAAATACCGTTCAAGTTTTATTTTTTGAATACAAGACTTATAATAATCAAGTATTTAAAATTAAGCAAGGTGCTAATGGATTAGAAAAAGCAATACAAAAGACAGACGAATTTAACCCTCCTGAAAGTGATACATTTAAAAAGGTATCAAGAACCATTGAGGTGTTATACAGTGGAGCAAAAGTTTTAGGTACTAATACAATGTTACAGTGGGAGTTATCTGAAAATATGACTAGACCGTTTGCTGATACTACTAAGGTAGAAATGAATTATGTTATTTGTGCGCCTAGAATGTATCAAGGAAGGATAGAGTCTATCGTAAGTAAGACGACTAGCTTTGCAGATATGATTCAGCTTACGCACTTAAAGTTGCAACAAGTATTATCTAGAATGGTTCCTGACGGAGTATTCTTAGATGTTGATGGATTGGCAGAGGTTGATTTAGGTAACGGAACAAACTATAATCCATCAGAAGCACTTAACATGTATTTCCAGACTGGTAGTGTTTTAGGAAGATCACTTACACAGGATGGTGATATGAATAGAGCAAAGGTTCCTATTCAAGAATTACAAACATCAAGCGGAGGCGCTAAGATACAATCCTTAATACAGACCTATCAGTATTATCTGCAAATGATAAGAGATGTTACTGGACTTAATGAAGCAAGAGATGGTTCTACTCCAGCTAAAGACGCTTTAGTTGGACTGCAGAAGATGGCCGCTAATCAGTCAAACGTAGCAACTAGACACATATTACAGGCTAGTTGTTATTTGTCTCTTAGGATATGCGAGAACATATCTAAAAGAGTCGCTGATTCATTAGAGTTTGCACTAACGGCTAATTCTTTACAAAATAGTATAACTAATTTCAATGCTGCAACTTTATCTGAGATTTCTCAATTAAATCTACATGACTTTGGTATATTCTTAGAGTTAGAACCTGACGATGAAATAAAAGCTCAATTAGAGCAAAACATACAGGTAGCATTAAAATCTGGTGGAATAGACTTAGAAGACGCTATAGACATAAGGCAGGTAAAAAATCTTCAGTTGGCAAATGAAATGCTAAAGGATAGAAGAAAGAAAAAACAGGCGGCGGCACAACAAGCACAGCAAGCTAACATACAAGCACAAGCACAGGCTAACTCAGAATCAGCAGAAAAAGCTGGTATGTTTGAAGTACAAAAACAGCAAGCTTTAACCGCGGAGAAAGTAAGTATAGAGCAAGCTAAGTCTCAATTTGAAATAGAAAGGCTGCAAGTAGAAGCTGAAATAAAAAGAGAGTTAATGCATACTGAGTTTGAATTTAACATGCAGTTAGCTCAACTTAGAGTAGAAGCAGAAACTTCTAAGGAATCTAGTATTGAAGACAGGAAAGATAAGAGAACTAAAATACAAGCTACTCAGCAGTCAGAGTTGATATCTCAAAGGCAAAATGATTCTTTACCTAAAAACTTTGAATCCGCAGGTAATGATACCCTAAGCGGAGGGTTTGGTTTAGAACAGTTTGATCCAAGTTAATTTTTAATTTATATTATATTATATTATGTCAGAAGAAAAAAAAGTAGAGCAAGAGGGTGACTTTAAGATAAAGAAAAGACCTTCAATGAAGAAATTAGTTAAGGAAAGTGAGGTCATAAAAGTTGACTTATCTTCTCCAAAAGCAGAAGAACCAGAAGTAACTAAAGTAGTAATACCTTCAATTGAAGAAAATAAAGACACAGTAAATGAGCAAGCCGAAACAGTTGAGCAACCTACAGCAGATGTGTCTAGCGATAGATCTGATAATGAAAAGCAAGAAGAAAAAGTAGAGGATACTATTTCGGTAATACAAGAAATAACTGAGGAGGAAGTAGAAGAAAAAACTCAAGAAGTTATTGAAGCTGTTAGAGATGAAAAAATATTAGGTAAACCATTACCGGAAAACATTGAGAAACTGGTTTCTTTCATGGAAGACACTGGTGGAAGTGTTGAAGATTACGTTAGATTAAATGCAGACTATAGTAATATAGATGGCAATACGTTATTAAAAGAATACTATAGTAAAAGTAAACCTCATTTAGGTGAGGAGGAAATATCCTTTTTATTAGAAGACAACTTCAAATTTGATGAAGAGTACGACGACGAAAAAGAGGTTCGCAGGAAGAAACTTGCGTTCAAAGAAGAGATTGCAAAAGCTAGCGGCTTTTTAGATGACTTAAAAGGTAAATATTACGACGAGATCAAGTTGAGACCGGGCGTTACCCAAGAGCAAAAGAAAGCAGATGACTTTTTCAATCGACATAAAGAGCAAGAGGAGCTACTAAGGGGAAAGAGGGAAAGGTTTAAAAAAGCCACATCTAATCTTTTAAACGATGATTTCAAAGGTTTTGATTTCGACATCGGAGAAAAGAAATTTAGATATGGTATTAATAACCCAGCCAAAGTCGCTAAAGAACAATCCAACATTTCTGATTTCATTGGAAAGTTTCTAAATGATAAAGAAGAAGTATCGGATCACAAAGGTTACCACAAGGCTATGTATGCTGCTTCTAATGTAGACAAGATTGCAACTCATTTTTACGAGCAAGGTAAAGCTGATGCTGTTAAGGAGGTTGTTGACAGTTCTAAGAACATCACAACTAAACCACGACAAACAGCCAGTGACAGTGTTTTTATTAATGGGTTAAAAGTTAAGTCTATAACTGGAATGGATTCTTCTAAGTTAAGAATTAAGAAAAAACAATTTTAAAAATTAAAAAAGAAAAAAATGGGACAATTTGGAGCAGGCGATCCGCTAGGACAATTTAGCATCACGCCAATGCCATCAAAAATGGCACTTGAAAGCAATTACTTAAGCTTTACAGACGCAGGAGCAAATTCAAATAACTTTGCACAGCAGTATTTACCAGAGCTTTATGAAGCTGAGGTAGAACGATACGGAAACAGAACTTTATCTGGATTCTTGCGTATGGTAGGAGCTGAAATGCCAATGACTTCTGATCAAGTTATTTGGTCTGAACAAGAGAGATTACACATCGGATATGAGAGTAAAGCAGGAGGAACGGTTACTGTTACGAACCATAATGCTGCTGCATCAATTATTACTTTTGCAGGTACTGCATTAAATGGTGGTACGCATGCAATACGTATTGGGAACACTATTGTAGTAACAAATCCTGCAACAAACGTTACACTTAAATGTTATGTAACAGATGTCAATGCAACTCAGATTACTGTTAAATCATACACTACTGCTACTTTAGTAACAATTGGTGCTGTGACTGTAAACCTATTTGTTTATGGTTCTGAATTTGGCAAAGGAACACTAGGAATGGCTGGTTCTCTTGATGCGTCATTCAAGCAGTTCAATAACAAACCTATTATCATTAAGGACAACTATGAGATCAATGGATCTGATACTGCTCAAATTGGTTGGGTTGAAGTTGCTACTGAAGATGGAACGTCAGGATACCTATGGTACTTGAAATCTGAAGGTGAAACAAGATTGCGTTTCCAAGATTACTTAGAAATGGCAGTTATTGAAGGAGAGAAAAAATCTTTAGCGGCAGGAGCTGCTTTATCTACAGTGCCAGTTGACGGTACTCAAGGTTTATTTTCTGCTATTGAAGAAAGAGGTAACGTATATCAAAACTATGCAAGTGGAACTGTAACACCAGGTGTTGGAAACAGAAGTGCTTTGCAGGATTTTGATTTTATTCTACAGAATCTTGACAAACAAGGAGCTATTGAAGAAAACATGTTATTCTTAGATCGATCTACATCTTTAGATTTTGATGATATGTTAGCTGCTCAGAACTCTTATGGTGCTGGTGGTACTTCTTACGGGGTGTTTGAAAACTCTGAAGAGATGGCATTGAACTTAGGATTTGATGGATTCAGACGTGGTTCTTATGATTTCTATAAGACTGATTGGAAATATCTAAATGATGCTACAACTAGAGGTTTGGTAAATAACGTATCAGGTGTTTTAGTTCCTGCTGGAACGAGCACAGTATATGACCAAATGTTAGGAACTAACATCAGACGACCATTTCTACATGTACGATACAGAGCTTCTGAAGCTGATGACCGTAGAATGAAGTCTTGGATTACAGGATCTGTTGGTGGAGCTGCAACTTCTAGTTTAGATGCAATGACAGTTAACTTCCTATCTGAGAGATGTTTGGTTACTCAAGCAGCTAATAATTTCGTATTATTTACTGCTACTAACCCAGCTTAGTTTTAACAATAAATATTACTTGGGGTCGCAAATCGCGGCCCCTGGTTTTATTTTTTTTATTTATTTATTAAATTTTATTATATTATGGCTACAAAAGCAAATACAACCACAAAGGTTGCCCCACAAAAAAATACGTGGGAAGTTAAAGATAGAGCATATTATCTTCTTCATGGTAAATCACCAATAACATTAATATTAGCTAGCAAGCATTCAAGCTCGTTTCCGCTAATGTATTTTGATGAAAAGCTGGGATATCAAAGAGAATTAAGATATGCTACAAATCAAAAATCTCCATTTGTAGATGAACAAAAGGGAACGGTTACCGTTGCTCATATAGTATTTAAAGATGGTGTCTTGCTAGTACCTAAAAAAATGCAAGCATTACAGAAATTACTATCATTGTATCATCCTCAGAATGGTAAAACATATATGGAACAAGATGAAGTTGCTGAAGCTATTGACGAGCTAGAAGATTTACAACTTGAGATTGATGCACTTAACTTAGCTAATACATTAGATATCGATCATGCTGAGGCAATTCTTAGAACTGAATTAGGTAGTGCTGTATCTACAATGAACAGCAAAGAACTTAAAAGGGATTTAATGCTTTTAGCAAAAGACAATCCAGCTTTATTTATAAGCCTAGCGCATGATGAAAATGTAGCACTTAGAAGTTTTGGTATTAGAGCTGTGGAATCTGGAATTATTACTTTATCTGAAGACCAAAAAGTATTTTCTTGGAGTTCTAATCAGAAAAAGCTTATGACAGTTCCTTTTGATGAACATCCTTACTCAGCGTTAGCTAGTTGGTTTAAGACTGACGAAGGAATGCTGGTATACAAAAGTATAGAGAAAAAAACCTCTTAACATGTAACTATATTTTATGATGGTAGGCTGACTTAGTGTTGGCCTACCTTTATAAATAAAACAAAAAATAATATGGCAATAAATGTGAATACGGTATATAAGACTGTATTGTTAATACTCAACAAGGAAGAAAGGGGATATGTAACCCCAGACGAGTTTAATAAAATTGCTACTCAAGTTCAACTAGAAATATTTG